GGTGGTGATTTCGTTCAAGTGCCTTTCTACAAGGCCAACCTGTCAGGCGATTTTGAGCGTCTGACGGATAGCTCTTCACTGACTCCTGGCAAGATCACAGCAGACAAGCAAGTTGCTGCTGTACTTCATCGCGGGAGAGCCTTTGAATCAAGAGATTTAGCCGCACTTGCTGCTGGATCTGACCCGATGGCTGCTATCGGCAACAAGATTGCTGATTACATTGCTAACCAGCGTCAAAAGGATCTTCTGTCCTGTTTGGCTGGTGTGTTTGGTGCTGTCGATGACAACGCCTCTGCTGCATTCCTTGGTTTGACTGTTGATGGCGCAAGTGGCGATACGCCAACTGTGCTTGGCCCTCGTCAAATCGTTGAAGCCAAATCCATCTTGGGTGATCAAGGCGAAAAGCTGACTGCTATCGCTATGCACCCGAAGGTCTATTACGACCTGATGGAGCGTCGTGCAATCGACATGATTTACGACAACACTGGCGCGCCTGACACTTCTGCTGATTCTGGTTCTACCGCTCCTGCTTTTGGCAGTGTGCAGGTTCCAACCTTTATGGGTCTGCGTGTGATTGTGTCTGCTGATGTGCAGACCACTGGTTCAGGTTCTTCCACCGAATACGCAACTTACCTGTTTACTCAGGGAGCTGTTGGTTCTGGGGAACAGCTTGGTCTTCAGACTGAGACTGATCGAGACATTCTTGCTAAGAGCGATGCAATGTCGATTGACCTGCACTATGTGTACCACCCAATCGGCTCTAAGTTCTCCACTTCTGTTTCTAACCCAACTCGGGCACAACTAGAGACAGTGGGCAACTGGACCAAGGTTTACGAGACCAACAACATTGGAATCGTGCGGGTTACCAACACAAGCAACCTTGACTGAGGTAACTAACCATGGCATCCATTTTTGAGGCAACAGCAGGCAACCTTGTTGGTCCTGCTACTGGCGGCACTGTCACACAGGCCACCAACAAAGGAACTGCAGTGACTCTCAACGCAGAGTCTGGTCAGATCACCATGGCAGGTGCTGAACTTGCTGGTGCTGCTGAAGTCAGTTTCACAGTCAACAACGACAAAATCTCTGCCACTGATGTGGTGGTGGTGAACCACAGCTCTGCCGGCACTGCTGGCAGCTACCTTGTTCAAGCCAACAGCATTGCTGCTGGTTCGTTCAAAATCACTGTGGCAAACGTTGGTTCGACTGCAAGCGAAGCCATTGTGCTGAGCTTTGTAGCTCTGAAGGGCGCTAGCTCCTGATGGGTTTATTCGCCTTTAGGCGGATGAAGGAACGCGAGGCTGCTGCGCAAGCGGCAGTCTCTAGTTCTGAAAAGCCTGCCCAGAAAACTTCTACTGTGACGCCTGATGGCAGTAACAATCGACGCAACAGCGGGAGGCGCAAACGCCAACAGCTACATAACACTGGCTGAAGCCAACACTTTTGTGGAGGCCATGATCAGTAGTTCTGATGTATCAAAATGGACTACTGGCAACGATGACACGCGCAATCGTGCTTTGACTGCTGCTGCAGAAAGGCTTGATCGTGAAAGATTTTTAGGTGCTCGCGCAACAGATACGCAAGCAAGGCAATGGCCGCGTACTGGCGTGAGAAAGCCAGACACGTACGTGAACACATTTTCAACGGGCTTTCCGTTCCGCATATCCGACGATTACTACACTGACACCGAAATTCCTGATCAAGTCAAACGTGCTCAGATTGAGCTGGCCGTTTATTTGAAAAACAACGTTGATGGCATCAGCCTTGGCGGCTTAGAAGATTTCAAGAGCGTCAAGATTGGCAGCCTTCAGGTAACACCTGATAAGACTGGAGCTATAGGCGCTGATCGTGTGCCGCCAATGTTTGAAAGGTACTTGACAGGTCTTAGAATCAGTGGACCAGGCAACATCGCAATCAAACGGAGCTGATCATGGGTTACGGATCTGGATTTGAGCCCACAAAGGCAACGATCATCACGAACACAGCAACTCACACTGCCAAGTTTGTGAAGTTGATGGCGCTTGAGGATTCTGTAATCCATACGCTGACAGCAGAAGGAATTGATGAAAACCTTGCCGGAGGCGATGCGACTGGGGTCAATTTCAATACATCGTCTTGCATTGAGGGTCTTGTAATCACTTCGGTCAGGCTGACTTCTGGCACTGTCATTGGATACATTGCCTGATGGGACTTGCCCAGTCGCTAGTAAATGCTGCAAGCAAAGTCGTCGGCAAGCTCGGTGGTGACGTAACAATTCGTTTTGTTACAGCTGGCAGCTACAACACCACGACTGGCGTGGTTGCTGAATCTGTCAGCGACACAGATGTAAAGGGTGTGCTTGAGGCTGTAAATGTCCGCGAGGTCAATGAGCTGATTCAAGCTGGTGATAAGCGTTTGATTATTAGCGTTGAAGATTTACCAGCAGCACCTGAGACAAAGGATCGTGTTGTTGTCGAAGGTGTAGTGCATCAGATCATTCGTGTTGTAACGCAAGAACAGGACAACACGGCAATTACCCATGAACTGATTTTGAGGGCTTAACGATGGCACGTCAGATCAGGATTGATCAGATTGCAGATCTGATGGAAGAGGAAATTCAAGAGGTTGTAAAGCTCACTGCACTTAGCTGGACAAAGCAAGTTAAAGAGCAAACACCTGTCTTTTCGCTTAGCAATTATTCGCCAAGCGAACTTGATTCAATGCCAATGTTTTTTACCGTAGGAGGTAAAACAGTTCCTTTAAAGAAAGCATTACTAGAGCATGGCACGGGCGGAACACTTCGCGGGGCTTGGCAGACAAGGATAGGTAAATTTCAAGCAGAGATTACAAACAACATGGATTATGCAGAACCTGTTCTGTATGGCAAGAATTTGCCGCCAGGTTGGGGAGGCAAGTATCAGACGCGACAAGGCACAGTGCCTGGTTTTCCTGATTTGATTGGCAAAGAAATCGCGACTAATGAGGTGCCTAGCTTTATTGCGGCATTCAGGAGGCGCAACTAATGGCCGCTGCTGACCTCAACACTATTCGATCTGTATTGGAAGGCAGGCTTGCAACTGAGCTTGCTAACAGCCCAGCAATTCCAGTTGTGTTCCACAACATGGCCTATGAGCCAACGCCTGATAGCTCATGGGTGCAATGCCTTGTCAGCTTTGGTGCTAGTCAGTATTTAGGCCAAGGCTTAACGACCAATTCCCAAAACCGAATGGTTGGTTTAATGACCATCAACGTTTTCAGCGTATTAGGCGTAGGGCCTGGCGCTAATTACGTTATCGCCAAGAGGATTCGTGACCTATACAATAGAGTCATCGTGTCGGGGGTTTACTTCGACGCTCCAATTGGTCCAGAGGTTATAGCTTCGGCTTCTCCTGAGGGCTTTCTGCAAACTCAGGTCCGTGTGACCTTTGAATTCATTGAGGAACTCTGACCATGGCCACCATTCGCGGAGAACAAGGCGCAGTCCAGTTTGAAACTGGCAGCGGTAGTCTTGCGACGGTTGTTGGTACTCGCAGTTGGAGCCTGACAATCACTAAGGAGACTTACGAGACCACCGATCACGGTGACACGTTTCGGAACTTCATTGGCGGCTTGATTTCTGGTTCTGGCACGGTGGAGTTGGTCTACGACCCTGATGCCACTGGCCAAGCTGGCTTGATTGAAGATGTCGTTAAAGCCAACGATGCCACCGATGCAAGCTTTGAGCTGTTCACCACTGGTACTACAACTGGCTCTGACAGTGTTGCTTTTGGCGGCATCATCACTGACATGGAAATCACTTCCACGGTTGGTGAACTGGTTATTGTCAGCTGCAACTTTGTCACCTCTGGCACCATCTCTTCTAACCTTGAGTGATGAGGCTATAGTTTGAGCGATACGCTTAAGCTATTTAATGCCTGCTAACAATCGCACTGTGGATTTGCTGGTTGAGGCGTTTGATCTCAACCAGCGCCGCAAGTTCGAGTTGAAGAATGCAGCTGGAGACGTAATCGTCGAGCTGTACTTCAAGCCAATCACGCGCGCAGATCGTAAAAAGGCGCAGAGCTTGGCTGGCACCGATGAAGCCTTGGACATCAGCACGCAGATGCTGTGTCAAATGGCAGAGCTTGAGGATGGCACTAAAGCATTTGCCTCTGCCGATGCAGCCAAGCTGCAGCGTCAGTTGCCCGAGTCTGTCCTCAACGATGTTGAGCTTTTCCTGTTTGGCCTGAACCAAGAGGCTGACCTGGAGGAAGCAAAAAACGACTGAAGCAGGACAGTTGGCTCAATTTTGAGTTTTTTCTGGCCTGCGAGTTAGGGATGACTGTTAGCAGGCTTCGCACGGAGTTAACCGATGCGGAGCTTGTTTATTTTGCTGCGTACTATCAAGCAAAAGGCGAAAGAGAAGAGAGGGCAATGGATCGCGCAAAAATGCGTCGGCGGTAGACTTCACCTAGTTCTGATGGTCTGCTGTGGCAGAATCCAACGTCAAGCTAAGGGTTGACGCACGGAGTGCTGTCACTTCGTTGCAGCAGACCAATCGCGCAAGCCAAAAACTAAACGAAACGCTTGGCACGACAGGGCGCAAAGCTGCAACAGCTACTGGCAACATTCAACGTATGGGCGTGTCGTTTCGTACGACTGCCGCATCTATTGTTGCGATCACTGGTGCTGTTACGTTTTTCAGCCGTAGCTTAAATGTACTTGGCGAACGCCAGGCAGATGCTGCGGCATTGGCTAACGGGTTGCAAAAGCTAGGCAAAGGTGAGGCTGAGTTAAAACGGTTACAGAAAGCAGCAGATGAGCTTGGCAAGGCCACGTTGTTTAATCAGGAAGATTTTGATCGTGGTTTTGCGCTGCTGACCAGTTTTACTAGCATCGGCGTCAATAGTTTTGAGCGCGTTGCAGAGGCTGCAGCAGATGTTGCTCAAATTACAGGACAAGATGTAAACAGTTCGCTTTTACAGCTTGCAAAAGCGTTGCAAGATCCTGTCCGTGGCTTAACTGCTTTGTCGCGATCAGGTACGACGTTCACTGACCAACAAAAAGAGCAGATAAAAGCCCTTGTTGAATCTGGCAAGCAACTAGAGGCGCAGGACTTAATTTTACGAGAGATTGAAACTCAGTATGGCAACGCTGCAAAGACTGCAGGATCTGCAGGTTATGCAGGTGCTGTCGATTCACTTGGCGAAAGTTTCAGAGATTTTCAGGAGGTGCTTGGCAAAGCTGTCGAGCCTGTTGTCATTAGCGCGCTTGGAGCGTTTACTAATTTATTCAATGTAATTAGCAAAATTCCTGAGCCCGTTGGCCGCCTTGCCATTGGAATTGGATTAGTTTCAGGCGCAGTAATTGCGCTTACTAAAGCTGTTCAAGGGTTTTTAGCTACAAAATTAGCGGCTGCAATCGGTACGCAGATTGCATTGTTTCAGGCTTTTGGCGCGAAAATTTATTTGGCTGCTGCGGCGCAAGGGGCTCTGAATGTGGCGTTAGGTATTGGCAAAGCTTTATTAGTTGGTTTGCCGCTTTTAGCTGTTGTTGGCGGAATTATTGGCATTGGTAGCGCTCTAAACCAGGCAATTAATGGCCAAAAAGATTTCAACAATCTTCTTAAAAATGGCACTGTAGAGATGCTGGAAAATGCGCTTGCAACCAAGAAGTCAAGTTTGGCTTTGCAAGAGCGCATGATGTTGCAAGGCCGTGGCGAGGGTCGTGCAGCTGACACTTCTCGGCTTAACAGATTGCAGCAAGAAGTAGCAGATTTGGAAGCAAGGTTGGTTGAAAAACGTGCCGAGAAACCAAAACCAACACCAACACCAACGCCAACACCAACACCAACACCAACTTCAGATCCTGATGCAGACAAAGAAGCTAAACGTTTAGAGCAAATTGCAAAATCTTCGGCAGAACGTGTTCGCTCATTAGAGCAGCAAACGTTGCTTGCTAGCGCCTTAACTGACGAAGAGCGCAAACAGTTTGAACGTCAAATACAAATTGCAAATATTATCGCAGATTCAGAAGGTAAGACCAAAGAGATGGTAGAGGCAGAAATTTTAGCTACATTGGCGCTGCATGATGCACAGGATGCGACCGAAGCAATCAACCAAGCAAATGAACAACGTAAAAAAGATGCAGATGAATTAGCCAAAAAACAAAAAGAACAAGCTGATGCTGCGCAGGCTGAAGCTAAAAAAATCGAAGATTTTTACGCAAGTATTGGAAGCACAATTCAAAGCGGTCTAGTCCAAGGCATCCAAGACGCAATCACAGGCAGCAAATCATTAAAGGAGTCTTTATCCGGAATTTTGAAGCAAGTTGGCGGAATGTTCCTAAATGCCGGGATTGGTGGCCTTGGTAAATCCATGGGCATCCCTGGTTTTGGAATGGCTGAAGGTGGTTACGTCAGCGGTCCCACTAGCGCAGTTATTGGCGAAGGTGGTGAGCCTGAATACGTTATCCCTGAAAGCAAAATGCGTGAAAGCATGGCGCGATATTCACGCGGCTCGCGTGGTGCTGGCGTCATTCCTGACAATGAAGGCGCGACAGCCGCAAATGCAGCTGGTGGCGGTAGTGGTGGTTCTGTTGATGTGCGTTTTAATGTGGAACGTATTAACAGCGTTGACTATGTAACTGCCTCAGAGTTCCAGGCTGGCATTGCACAGGCTGCTCAGCAAGGTGCCCGTGAAGGTGAACGCAGGGCACTTGGTTCGATGCAAAATTCACCTGCTGTACGCCGTAGGGTTCGGATCTGATGGAATTTATTTTTGGTCAT